AAGCAAAAAATCAAAGAAGCTGTAGATAAGAAAACCGCTGAATTGGAAGACCTTGCTAACAAATATTGTGAAGAAAGATGTGCTAAGATTGCTCTTAAAGAACAGGAAAAGCTCAATTCACAATGCAAGAAGTTGGAAGAAGCAGCCGAACAATATATCTACGAATTTTTTGATGAAAAGTTCACAGAAAAATATGGTCAGGAACTTCAGGCTCTTGAAGAAAAGGTTATTACCGGCTTGGATAAGTACCTAGAATATAACATCTCCGAAAAGATTAATGACAAACTCATTACAAAGACTGCTATGTCCGAAACATACGCTCCAATTATTGAAGGTATTCAACATTTGTTTGAAGACCAGTATGTTCCAATGGATTTGACCGGTTCCAAGAAGCTTCGTGAAGCTAAGGCAGAAAATGCCGAATTGCAGAAGTCTTTGAAGAAACAATTAGCAGAAAATATGCGTTTGATTGATTTAGTCGAAGATTCAAATAAGAAGGCAACAATTGCTGAAAAGACTTATGGATTAGACCCAACACAAAAGGCTCGTGTTCAAAAGTTCTTTGAAAGTAAGTCATTGTCTGAAACCAAAAAAGATATTGATGATTATGTAGATATGATTTCTGAACAAACAGAAATGTATCGCACAAATCGCAAAGCACTTTTTGAAAAGAAAGCTCGTCCAGTATCACGTGCTATCAAAACTGAAAAAGCACTAGAAAAGGATGATTTAATCACTGAAAAATTCAAGAAACCATCTTTTGAAACAAATACCTTTGTGGATAAAGCTGCTCGTTTCTTAGAAGAAGAATAACAACAAATTAACCCAATTTTGAAAAATTGGAAAAATAAAAATTATAAATAAAGTATAAAATTAAACAAAACTCATTTAATAGGAGATAATAAAATGAATACAGTTAAAAAGGCATTGATGGAACGCTGGACAACTAAAGCCCCTGCAGTTCTTTCTATTGCAAATATTCAAGATAAGTATATCCGCGAAAATATGGCAAAACTCATGGAAAACCAGAGATTCCAGGACATTGGAAATGCTTTGAATGAAGATTTTGGTATGGGTGTTGGTGCACCTCTTGGTGCTGACCAGGGTATTCCTCATGGTGGTGATAGCAAGGCTGTCTTCGCCCCAATTTCTTTAGCCCTTGTCCGTCGTGTTTTCCCACAATTGTTTGCTAACGTTCTCGTTGGTGTTCAACCACTTTCTGGCCCAGTTGGTTTGGCTTTCGCCCTTCGTTATGTTTATAAAGATGCAGGCGACCCAAATAAATTAGTTGAAGCTGCTTGGAAGGCTGTTCCAGAATATTCTGGATTCTCAGGTTCTACCGCTAACACAAGTGGTGCACCAGATGCCGGTACCGCAGTTGATACACAATCCGCTGAATCTTGGAAGATTACAGGTGATTATGATGAAATTCAAACACACAATGATTTCTCTACCGGTATTCGTGGTAAGATTCCAGAACTTGGTTTGATGTTCTCTAGACAGTCTATCGTAGCTAAGACTCGTAAGCTCGCCGCTAGTTTCTCTCTTGAATCTGCTGAAGATATTAAGAGAATGCAGGGTGTAGAAATGATGACCGAAATGGTTAATGTTCTTCAGTACGAAATGACCGCTGAAATTGACCGTGAAACCATCGCAAGATGTAAGTCCTTATGTAAGCCAATCTTCTGTAAGGCTGGTAACACAACCGATGTAAATAATGGTTTCGTAGGCCGTTGGTCTCAAGAAAGATATTCTCGTATCGTAGGTTTGATTATGAAGACCGCTAACGATATTGCTACAGCTACTCGTAGAAGTGCAGCTAATATCGCAGTTGTTTCTCCAGATATGGCTTCCGTTCTTCAACAAGCCGCTCCATTCTTCAACAAAGTAACAAGTGATGTAAATGGTTCTACCGCTACACCAGAAATTGGTACTTTGAATGGTGCTATCAAGGTTTACCGTGATAACTACGCAGTAAACTATCAGGGTGTTGACAATGGTGAAGTTCTTCTTGCCTATAAGGGTACTGGTGTATCAGATTGTGGTGTAGTATTCTGCCCATACGTTACCGGTGTTGTTAATCAAGCTATTGACCCTAACGATTTCTCTCCAAGAGTAGGTGTTATGAGCCGTTATGCTTTCGCTAACAACATGCTTGGTGCTGATAACTACTATCGCTTGCTCAAGTTTGATACCGCTTCAATCTGGGCCGATACATCTGACAAAGACCAGTATGTATTCTAATTTCTAGTAAATTAGAAAAGCATGCCACTTTTTAGGGTGGATATGAAATAGTTTATATCCACCCTTTTTTAAAAAACAAATTTTAAATGGAGATAAAAAACAATGAAAAATCCTACATCTAACGGAAATGATTTGTACCAAATTGGTAACGATTACCCACAGGTAGCAGACAAATACTTTGTTCTTTCTTCTTACAAGGATGGTATTTACACTGAACTCAAGTCTGAATACAATTCTGTAACAGCTGAAGGTTATGAAGCTAATAGTGCCGACCCATTCTTTGACTTGAAGGATATGAAAGGTCTTAACAAGAGAATCCTTAATGTTCTTCCTCAGTCTGGTTGGGATGCCCCATCTGCTACACCAGCAAGTGCATTTGAAAAAGATTTGTACTTGTCTGATGACTACGCAACAGCAGTTGCTAGTGCAGACCTCGGTGAATAATCGTTGCTATAAGTCAAACAAATTAACCAAAGAGCCAAGGATAACCTCCTTGGTTTTTTGTTGTATATAAATACTACATAAAATTATTTTATTGTGAGGTGATTATGCAATCAAGAAAAATAGAAGATGAAAACATTTTAAATCAAGGTGGTAGTCTAGCTGATATATCTAGGGCTATTATCCAACAACAAAAACCTACTGACCAACCTTTGAATAAAAGCCTTTTGCCAAGCCAAGGTTTATTTTATCATAATGATATTTCAGTAAAGAAATTGACAACCATTGATATTAAGAATTTGTCTACAGTAACCACTGATACAGTAGATGGTATTATGAATGGTATTCTTGCTAGAAATGTAAAGGGTGTACAAGTTAATGATATTCTAGTAGGTGATAAGATTTGGTTAATCTTCTATTTAAGAAGCATTACTTACGATGATTACCCATTTGATATAAAGTATCAATGCCCTGAATGTGGTAATATGAATGTATTTAAAATGCAATTCAAGGACTTGACTGTAAATACATTACCAGCTGATTTCAAGTATGAATATACCCTTTTGAATGGTGATGTAGTTACTATTGGTTTCCCAACCATAGGAAATGAAATTGAAAGCAATATGATTTTAAGAGAACCAGAAAAGTATAGTATCACACCAATAGATGAAGAATTGTTGAATATTGGTAACTATATCAAGGCAATCAATGGTAAGCCACAAAGTATAATGCAGGCTTATCGTTACATTGAAACAATGGATGGTAAATCATTCGCTAATTTCGCAAACTATATGGCTGATGTAAACTTTGGTGTTAAGCCATATATCAATATTAAATGCGAATGTGGTAATACCATTGTTGAACCATTGTCATTCTCTCCTGAGTTCTTTATGCCTAAAATCAAGTAATAAATATATAGAAACATCATAGGAATTTAAAGAATGAATAATTACACACGAATTAATTATCAAGATATGCTAGAGGACTTTACCGCTCGTCTAAGAAATGATGAACGATTTAAAAATATGTCCTCTGCCAGTATCTACTATTTGTTTATGGAAATGCTTACTGGTACTTTTGATATGACTAACTTTTATATGCAAAGAACCGCTGAAGAAGGGTTCATTGATACTGCAAAACTTGATAGCAGTGTAATTAAGCACGGTAAGAATTTGGGCTATAACCCTATTCGTAATACACCTGCGGAAGCCGAAGTTCAAATCACTATCAAAGGGCCGTTGCCATTTGGTTTAACACCAGGTGCCACAATTTATTTTTCACAAGACGAAACTAATTTGTCTTTTGATAATAATAAATTTATTCTTAATACTGACTATTCATACAAAGTAACTAGGGATGATATTGAAGCTGGACAAAGTGCTACTTGGTCTAAAACTTTGACTTATTCTGTTCCTGTTGATTCAATGAAATACCTTGAATTACAAGATGTTAAAATGTACAACGATGCTTCACTTGTTCCTATAAAAATTTTCCAAGGTGAAGTTAAGACAGAAGTAATTAAAGGTATTTCTAACCTTACTAAGATTGGTAAGTCATATCAATTCTATGATATTGATGATTTGAAATTTAGTAACTGGTATGGTAAAAGAGACCCTAATGGCTGGTATAGAAATGCTTTCTACAAGAAAAATTCTTGGACTAAAGTAGGTATTGGTAAAGATGAAGAAGAAGCATTATCACCAGAAAACTTGTATGATATTGAAGATTGTTCTATCTACCTAAATGAAAAGTTAGCACAATTTGATGAATCAAGTAGCAATATGCCATACAAGATTTGTTCACTTACAACAAATGGTGACAAGTCCATTAGATTAAAGTTTGGTGATGGTACTGTTGTTTCACCAGGTCTAGTTACTGAAGAAGATAATATCTATGTTCGCTATATCCAATGCGAAGGTGCTAAGGCAAATAGAATTAGTAGTAATACAGCCGAAGTAAAGGCTAATAACAAGTTCTATGCTACTTGTCCTGGTGGCATTGTTGATGTTACTGGTAACATCAAGATTACATTGAATACTGATATTATGGATGGTGTAGATTTTGAAGACCAACAAAGTATCAAGAACAATGCCCCATTATATTTTGCTAGTAACAACAGACTTGTTACCAAACAAGATTTCGTATCTTACTTTAGAGGTTTGACCACACCACTAAAGGTTAAAAATGCTATTGCTTGGGGACAAGATGAAATAGAAGATTTTGATAATGGTGGTCATACTACCTACAAATACATTCAAAATTGTATTTGCTATTGTATAGCTGCTAGTTTGTACAAGACAGACAATGCTGTCCATTACCCTATAAATGTATTGACTGATACATCTACAAACACTAATGGAACATTCTCTTTGTATGGTACAAATAGAAGTTATATTTCACACTTGACAGACTTTATCAAGATGATTCTAAGTTACGATTCATTTCATTCTACACAATATACAGAAACACCACAAGTCCAATGGTTGAAGAATGTAAAGAAG